ATGCATCTAATGAGTTCTTCTCACTTTCCAAATTGAGACACTTAATGTTATCACTAAGCATATCAATTACTCTTAATAATGTGTTTGTATCCATAATGTATAGTTTTAAATCAAGATGAGTTATGAGCTGTTAAAAAAAATAAAAGAGGACTTTAATAGTCCTCTTCTAGAATTAAACCTACCACATCAGCTCTCTTTGCTTGAGAGATAATGTCTTCTATGGCCTCATTGGTCCACCCACGTAATAGTGAGATGGCTCTATCACTGAGACCTTCTCCAAACTTTAGGATCATAAGACCGTCAAGTTCATCAATAAGGTTTTGTTTTCTGCTATTAGTAGCAGAGCTGATAAAATAAATTGCAAGCATGTGGTATAAATTTATTGGTTCAAGAAAGGTTATGAGCTGTTTAAATAAAAAGATATAACAAGTGTTTCCGTGTTATACTCTGCAAGCAAGAGTATCTCCCAGGAAACATTCCTTATTATATCAATACAGGTTATGAGCTGTTATATATAGAGAAAGATAACCCATTACAGGTTATCTCTATCTAATACAGCTGGTATGCTATCAATAGGACAGAAGTATGTGTGCCTATCTAAGCCTTCAATAATGGCTGATCCATCTGACTTCAGTTCAATGAAGTATTCAGGGTCAACGTGTCTTGTTTGATGCTGTCTTACAGCACCTATTAACAATCCACTTAGTATACCCAAGCCAAATACAAGGGTAACTAATAAAGCAAGTTTCTTTTCTTGGTTCATAAGTAATAGATTAAATATTCAATAAAGGTGATGAGCTGTTTATATAAAATATGTTGGGGTTATTACCACCCCAACATAGATTCAAAATAATAGTCATAGGCTTCAAGAGAAGCATCACATAAAGGATCAAGACCATAATAAGTGCAATAAGCACCATAAGATAAAATATCAGACATAACAATAAGTTTTAAATTCAAGATGAGTAGAGAGCTGTTCAATATACTATACAGAAAGAGGAGCTAATGCTCCTCAGTCCTCAGGTCCCAGAAGTCTGCCCCAAAGTCTCCGTTCTTAAGTGTGTAGAGCCAAGAGTCAAGCTCTTGCTTTGTCAGGTTGTGCAGAGTGTGTTCTGTTGTCTCTTCAGGTTCTTCTGTGTCTCCGCCCCCAAGAGTCTTCTTGTAGTGCAGTGTGTAAAGTGTTTCTTTCAATGTGTTGGTTTTTAAGTTCAAGACAGGTAGTGAGCTGTTACAAAAAATGAGAAGCCCTAGAAGGGCGACTCATCTCTCTCATCATCATAAACCGTAGGCCAATGGTCATCCCACATATCAGACATCATCCGATCGTGGCCCATATTATGTAGACAGGTTCTGCACTCATTCATTAGTAACCAGTCCTGGTCCACGCAGAGCAGAGCACCACCATCATCGTAGACAGGTTGGATCACTAGCTCAGCATGCACAGTCTCTCCACAAGAGCACTTAGGTAAAACTTTTTCCATGGTAAATGTTTTAGGTAAATAATTCAGAATAGGTGGTGAGCTGTTCAGAACACCAGGGGGTACCCCCGCGCGGGCAGAGGGGTGGGGGGTCTGTTGCATATGGGTCACCACATTCTCTTATATAGAGTAAACCCATTTACCACATCCTCCCGTATACTATTTTCTCCCTCCCCGTGTCCAGTTATTAGTCCAATAAACTGGACATACTGGGGGTACATAGACTAAGTAGATTGCCGGGGGGATTATATGCACCTACATATAGTTTAGGCTGATGTGACCATATTGTATGCATTTACATATAGTCCCTTTAAAGGAACATTTCTGTATGTTAATGTCCGTTATATAACACATTATACAGCAATATCACATTCTATGATGGATTTATCCTACATATAATTATCTTTACCCTATGGCATATATAGAACATAATTTTTTTCCGCTGAAGGTATTTGTCAGGAATGAGTACATGTATCAGCACAAGAAGGGTCATGGAGAATTGACCCCGGGGGTTATTATATCAGTAAGGTGTATGCCAGGGCAAGCTGCGTTATTTCAAGTACTCTTAGAGAATGGCGTACTTAGAGATAAGTTACCAAGTCATGCTTTACTACATGAGCCAGAGATGCCAAACCCAGATCTACCTTTTCATTACTTACAGATATGGAACTGTTTCTCTTATAACTTTACTTTACTTCACTTATCGTATTTGTATGATACCAGAGTAGAGGTGTATATGAAGGATCATAAGTTCTACCCGGGTAGTTATTATGGTACCATCAACTGGGGGTCTAATGATCCTAACACAGATTTGTCATTAGCAGAAGATCCACTGGAGCATAAGAGTCACCACATCATTTTACTTGATAATGGACAGATTGCTCTACAACCAAACAACCGGATCAAATGGTCTGAGCCAAGCTTTGTAACTAAACCATTCCCAGAGAAACCTGATTACTTAGTAAACAAAGATTACTACAACTGCGAGGGATTTGAGAAATGGAGTACAGAAGATTCCGATAGGATGTTTTATGATAATGAATAATTTTGTATATTAATAGTATGAAGAAAATAGACATGGGTAAGTTTGTTCTACTAATAGGTAAAGATGCTACTGAGATCTTTGACTATTATGATGTAGATCAAATGCACGGGTTAAACCGTAAAGATGCCCAAGCTGAAGAAGTTGACAAGACTAAAGGCAATGGTGTCTATATATATGGTTGGACTAACTATGATCCCCGGGATAAAAAGCTAAAAGCCAAAGCACCATACAAACCATTTCTATTTCTAAATAAGAAACACTTCAAAGGAGACTTTACTGATATAACACTAGTAAATCATGAGGCTATGCATGTAGCAATACTCTTGAATAACTGGAAGATTATGGATAAAGAAGAAGATGCAATTAGTCAAGCAGAAGAGTATACTAATAAAATAGTTAGACTTCTTAAGTTAGACAAGTTTACAAATTAGTATATTAGTATTATAAATTTATAACAATGGCAAAGATTAAAGAAGGAACAACTAAGTTGGCTAAGGTAAGAGTATCCAGGCCAGGTATTCATGCTAAAGCAAAGACTAGCAAGTTGAAGAAAAGTAAGAATTATAAAAAATCTTACAGAGCACAGGGTAGATAAAATATTTTACTATATTTGTATGTGTTCATAATGTGAATGTTTTAAAGGTTAAAACAATGAAAGCCCAGATTAATACCCTGGGCTTTTTTATTTAAAAATATTTTTTATATTTGTTACATGGTATACATCTATAAGCCAATTATGTGTCAAGTTAAAGCAATCCAGTTCAATGGCCGGAATGCTGATGACATCATAGAACTTATAGGTAAAGGGAATGCTTTTTATAGTAGTAGCAATGGGCTCTGGATATTTTTACCACATGGTCAAAAAAGAGTACACCTTGACGATTATATATTGTTGACTGATGATAATACTATCAAAGTGTATGACCCCATTGACTTTAAAAAAGATTTTGAGTTAGTGCCATGACACAGCATCAAGCTGAGATGTGGAGAAAGCTGACTGCAGAGTCAGAAACTAATCTAGAAGCAAGGATTAAATTTGATAAATATATGGAAGAACAAGTACAAGTAGGTATTCAAGAAGTGAGATTACCAAGTTTTGGAGAACAGTTAGTAGGACTAAATCCTGATATCACACATGAAGATGCTGATGTCCAAAGAGTAAAAGAACTAGCAGCAGAGATAGCAGAGATCTTAAAGCGTAGATATACAATGGATACAAAGCTGCCAGTAAAGAGTTTGTTGTTTGATCATGCAGTAGGTGAGATACTGAATGCTCAAATGGCAGTAGAAAAAGTAATAACACTAAAATAGAAACCAATGCAACCATTTAAATTATTAAGAGGAAGAACAATCTTATTAGATGTTCCAAAGAAAAAAGAATCAGGACTTCAGCTGAGTGCTAAAGATGAAGATGCTATCATGCAAGAAGCAATGAAGATGTGGGGTAAACTAAATGTTTATGCCGTAGGTGATAAAGTAGAAGAAGTTAAAGAGGGAGACAAAGTCTATGTCCGTACAAATGCACTTAACTTAGAAGTAGTTGAACGCATTGATATTGATGGAGAAACTAAACTTGTCCTTAATGAAGGAGATGTTGTTATAGTATGGTAAACTTTAGTAAAGAATCAGAAGAGCGGTATGAAAAAGTCATGTGCTCTAAAGAAGAAATGGCTGTACCAGCAAAGGATATTGAATCTAGAATTATTATTGTTAATGATTCTACTAGGCCTAATCACTACGGTGGTGCTGGTACTACTTATGAAGTATTCAACGTACTAGAAGCCTGGGGTATAGATAAAGATTTCTATCTTGGCAATGTAGTTAAGTATATTGCAAGAGCAGGAAAGAAAAATAAATCCACTGAAAAAGAGGATCTTAAGAAAGCTTTAGTATATTTACAAAGAAGAATAGACTCATTATGATCTGGTTAAAGATATTATTAGCAGCATTTGGGATAGGAACAATATGTTTCTTCTGGATTATAATCAATGCTATGACAAGACCTGTTTACAACAAGATGTATAACATGTATGTTGAAGATGAGAAGGGCCGTGCCATAGCTAATTGGACCATTGGTGCCCTAATACTAGTATCATTTTTATTTGGATATCTGATAGGATAGCTTCTTCTTTAGTTTAGTTTCCCTACCCTGTCACAAAGTCCCTGGTTTTTACCGGGGATTTTTTGTTATATAAAATATTTTTTGTATATTATAATGTATACATTTAACATTTATAGCCGTGGATATTTTAAATTTTATAAGCTGGATCAAAGGTGGTAGACAAGTTTCTACTGTAGATGCATCCAAAACATTAGTTCCTCTTGGATTAAGAGATGCAAAAAGAGATGATGGTTACCTTGCAGGTGCTATCACAGTAGAAGATTTGCTTGCACTTGTAGATACAAGTATTCAAGGAGAATCATATATTGTAGTAAAAGGTGATGGTGCAACTGCTGCCGAAAATGGTGCAGAATTAAAAGCTGCATATGATATTGCTGTTGCATCTACCCCATATGGTAGTGCTAAGTCATCTTCTAATGAGTATACTATTCTTGTAGCTCCAGGTACATATGATATGAGTGCTTATAATGGAGCATATGGTTGGGAAATAGATGCTGATTATGTAAATGTTATCAGCCTTTCTGGAATTGCTGATGTTGTTCTTACAACTTTCTTAGTTAGCAGTAGTTTCTGTACTATTAAAGGTATTGATGCAAGCCCAAATAATGGTCAAATACTTATTGACCCAAGTACTACATCTATTACATTTGATACATGTATTGCTAGTGATTTTTCATTTGGTGCAGGAATAACAATGAATGGACACACATTTAAAAATTGTACTGCAGGAAGCAATTCCTTTGGATCATCTATGGTATTATTTGCACCTATTCCTTTTGTAACACCTCCTCAATCTACACCACAAACAGTTACCATTCAAGCTTGTACTTTTGAAAACTGTGTTGCTGGATCAAATTCATTTGGTGCTGCATTTGTTGATGCAGGAATTATAGATTCAACATTTAATAAGTGCTTGGTATCAACAACGGATCCATCGCTAGCTTCTTCTTTTGGTTATGCAGGTAATTTTGGACCTAGTGGTGGAACTGTTTATATTGCTGGTACAACTTTTACAGATTGTAAGAGTGGTTGGTATAGTTTTGGTTGTCATACAGGTTTTGTAGGTGCCTCAGTTCTTATAGAATCTAATGCTGTATTTACTAATTGTAAAGCTGAAGCACACACATTTGGATACTCTTCAACTGGTAATACTGCAGAAGCACTTGGTTTCTTCAAAAACTGTACTGCTCTAATATTCTCATTTGGATATACTAGAATGACTCGCCAAGGTATGGCAAGTGGTACTTTTGAAAATTGTACTCTTATTAATAATGAAGGTTTTGGTGGTTATGAAGCAAGTGGTTTATTTATAAATTGTAGAGTAGGTTCTCCTACCACTGGTGGTGGTTTTGCATATGCATTTGGTGCTGCTGATCCTGGAGCAGGATATGCAAGTGGAACATTCACTAATTGTGCAGCATATGGATTCTTCAGTTTTGGTAATCAAACAGCTAATGGTGTTTTTACAAACTGTATAGGTTCTTCTGCTGCATTTGGTAGATTAGCAGACGGTATATTTAATAACTGTGTTGCTAGTGGTAGCGCATTTGCTTGGGATACAACTGGATTAACAGTAGCTGGTCAGTTCAATCACTGTATAGGTGGTCAAAATTCATTTGGTAATGATGATAATACATTAACTAATTATTTGCTCTCTGGTAGAGCAGCCTTTTGTATTAAAAATTACGGGGATTATTATACATCTTCGGGTGCACCAACAGTATTACAGTGTGTAAATGGAAGTAACGTTGTTGTAACAATATAAAAATAAATTATGAAAACATATAGATCAAGTCAAGAAGGTGTATGGACAACTCCAGCACACTATCCAATTACAGAAGCTGAAACAGCATTATTTAATTCTGAAGATTCTGCAGATGATGCAGCAAAAGAAGCTCTTAAAGAAACTATTGCAGCATTCTACGCAACAAACCCTTCTGAAGAAATTTCTACAGAAGTAGTAGAACAACTAAATAGTATCTATAACTCACATAAACCAGAAGTTGGAGAAGGTGAAACATATGAACTTATTAGTGCTACTATAACATTAAGAGGAGAAAAAGTTAGTGGTTTAATTAATTGTAGACCAGTAATCTTAAAAGAAGATGGTTCAAAAGATTTGAAAACTCAGATGCAAATTAGATTTTAATATTTATAACCATGGACATTTTAAATTTTATTTCTTGGATTAAAGCAGGTAACTATAGAGCTACCCTTCCAACAGACGTTACTAACTTGATTGCAGTAGGTGCAAAAGATCCATCTCGTGATGATCAGTATCTTTCTCTTGCGGTTAATGCCGCTCCTTTGCAGACATTATATCGTACAGCTAATGTAACTCAAGGTACTAGTATTACAACAGCAGTTACTGTAGATGCACTTAATGGTGTTATCACAACTGTATCATCTACATTAGCAGCTAATGCTAGAACTTCTTTTACTGTAAACAATGATTTGGTTGTTGCAGGATCAAGAATTTTAGTATCTGTTGAATATGATGAAGCAGCAACTGGTATTCCAGTAGTAGGTGTTGCTGATATTGCAGCAGGATCATTCAAAGTAGTACTTAGTAATGGTGCTGGTGTAGCTGCATTAAACAATGTAGTTAAAGTACACTATATTATTCTTAACTAATTATGTTAAACAACCTTACTAACTTATTTAATCTTATCAGAACTAGAATGGTGAAGACCGTTTTAGAAGATGGTGATTTGTTTGTGGTTGGAACAAGAGATACAAGATATGATGGTAGTTATAAACCCGTAGTAGCACCATTAAGTGCTGTTGTTAATTCTGTTATTAACCAGTTACCACCATCACCTCCAGGATTATATGGTCTTTATGCACAAACAGCTAATAGTATTCCTGTTACTGGTACAACTGCAGAAACCTCTTTAATTAATGGGGGTGTAGGTACGTTATCTGTACCGGCTAATGGATTTCAAGTAGGAGATAGTTTTAGAGCTATAATGGCTGGAGTTTTAAATGTAGCCAATAATCAGACTATAAGGATCAAAGTAAAAACAGGTAGTGTAATTCTTTTAGATAGTGGTCTTCAAAATATTACTAATATTACTAATGATGTTTTTTCTTTAAACATTGATTTTACCATTAGACAACTTGGAACAACTGGTGTAGCATCTATAGTTTCATTAGGCACTTTTCATTATGCAAAAACATCAAACACTAGTGTTCAAGGTTTTGCATTTAATGTGGTAAACAATACAACATTTAACACTACTATCCCAAACACCCTTGATATAACAGTACAGTGGGGAAGTAATAATGCTGGAAACAGCATTTTCAGTGATATATTTATTTTAAACAAAACATATTAAGATGTCAGTAGGTAACATTAACTCATACGGAGATAAAAAGAATAACTTTCCATTTCAGTTAAAAGTATTAAAAGGTATTACAGATCTCATTAACTCTCTAACAGGAGTTACTACAGGAGCTTCTAGAATTACTAATATTTCTAGACCAACTACAGCTGGATCAATTGCTGCTGGAACATATTCAGCATCAATATCTAATGTAGGAACAGCTAATGGTACTGTAAAAGCAACTACACTTAAACCAGGTGAAACAGTAAACTTTGATGCAGGGGCTATCAATAACACATTAGATGCTATTGATTATGATGCAACAGGTACAGAATTTTTGATTATTTTCATTTCTTAGTATGCCTGCTAAAATATTTCAAAAGATATTTCCAGGGTGGAATAGGGGAACCTATATAGATAGGGATCCTGTTAACAATCCACCTTTACTCTTGGATTTATATCCAGGAGCAACAGCAGCATATTCTCTAAGAAGATTGGATCAAAACTATACAGGGTATGCAGTACAAGTTAGAAGAATTAGTGATAATGCAACCCAAAATATTGGCTTTGTAAATAATGAATTTGATTCTGCAGCACTTATTGCATTTGCTTCTAATACTACAGCTGCTGTAACAATTTGGTATGATCAATCCGGAAATGGAAATAACTTAACAAATGCAACTGCTCTTGAGCAACCAAAATTTACTGTAATAAATAATAAATATGCTTTGTCATTTATTGCATCTAGCGGACAAAGACTAATATCTGCAACAGGTACAAATGCAATTGGTACAAATGGTTTATATACAGCTTTTGGAGTTGGTTTACTTTACAATACTTCTGGAACAAAAATCTTATTTCATCAAGATCAAGGCTCTATAAGAATTGGTCAATGGTTTAGAGTGGACGGATCTAGTAATGTTTCTTTAGTATTTTCCAATAATAATACTACAAGTACAACAGAAACAGGTTTTTCTAGTTCAGCATTTTCATTAAATATGCTTAGTTTAATTAGAAGATCTTCAGCTGCACAACTATGGGTTAATGGATTTACTAATGGGGATACTGCAACACCAGGAACTCCATCCTATAGTGCAGGAAATATGGGAGGTTTATATGTGGGAAGAAGAACATTAGGGGAAGCCTATGATGGTCTTACACCAGAAATTATTTTGTATCCTAGTGATATGACAACAGATAGACTTGCAATAGAAACTAATATTAGAGGTTATTATGGTTTTTAAGGGCTATACATATAATAGTGCAATAGATGCACAAGCAGCTGTACAACAGTGTGACACATATTATGGAATTCCAAAAAATCCAGATGATGTAACACAGCACTGGGTAGAATATGAATATTCAGCAAATGATAATATTTACTTTATTTTATTTGATGAATCTCTCTTACCAGTATTAGGAGAACCAGTTGACTTTGAAGTTAATTTAGAAGAAGAAGTATAATGGTAACTAAATCTAACATATCATTAGTTATACAGGTAGTATTGGTTGCTATTTGCATGTACCTGGTTTTTAAACCAAGTAAAGAAGTGTTTCCTACTTCTTCTAAAACTATTATAGAAAAGAGAATAGCAGGTAAGGAAACTGTTATAAGAGAAAAGGGTAAACTTATAGATAACAGCAATAAAATTATCTCAGAGCTTAATGCCGGTTTATTTGATCTACACTCCCAGTTAGATTCTGTTAAGAATGCTAGAGATACTTTTAACATTATCCAGATACAAGATACTATGATCCATGTTCTATACCGTAGAGATAAGGAGAAAGATATAATTATAAAAAACCAAGATACAGTTATTCAGGCTCAGAGATATATTATTAATAGCCAGGATACTATTATTACCACTCAAGCTTTTGACATTAAAAGATTAAAGAAGCAGAGAAATATTTCAGTATTATTAAATGCATTATTAACCACTGGACTGATTATCAAATGAAAACTAAAATAACCCTATTTACTTTGTCACTCTTCTCATTCTTTGCTCCAATTGAACTAAGTGCTATTCTCTTAATGTTTATAATTTTAGTAGACACAATAGTCAAACTTATATCCCTTAAGAAAATTGCATGTGATGAAGGTAGAAAATATAAAGATGTCTTTAAATCTAAGTTGTTAAGAAGAGGTTATATCTTTAAAGGTGCTGGTTATTATATATTTGCAGGTGCTGTTTTTCCACTAGATTATTATGGTTTTACTCCATTTGTCCAAGGATTACTTAAGGCAACCGGATATAGTATTACAATACCTACACAAGCAATCTTTACAAATGCTCTTCTTTACATATTTGCAATTATAGAGTTATCTTCTATTAATGAGAACTGGTTTGATCTAACAGGTAATAATATATTTAAATCAGTACTTAGAGTTGTT